AGCAAATAACCCCTTCATAACCCATTGTTTTTGCTAATTTAATGAATTTAAGCTGATTTTCCTGTATTTTCCCCTTTTTTGCCTTCATTTCAATAAAAGCCCCATGAGAGTTTCCTTTAGGAATCATAAGGAATAAGTCCGAAACCCCTGATAAAGCCCCTTCTCGTTTTAATCTGATAGCTGTTCTTATGTGACGCATACCGCCATTAGGAATAGCCCATAAACAATTAGATAATAAAGGGTATTGCACCCTAAACCATTGAATTAAAAGGACTTGCTCTAAATGTTCATTATTATTTATTTTCATTTATTTTCAAAATCCGGTTGATTTACATTTTTTACTAACTATAATAACAATTATAGCATTTTGCTATAGAAACTATAAGGAAACTAAAATGAAAACATCTACATTTAACTATATTCCAACTCGTTGTAATTTTTTTCTAAATCAACTTGAAACAGAATTGCTATTAAAGCTTGTTGATTCAAAACTTGAAACAATAAAAAAAGAATATGGTAATGATCCAACCGCATCTTATGGTAATTATACTCATACCGCTCATTACGCTGAATGTATGGCTGACAATAAAGGCTCTTTAGAATTAATTGCTATTCAATTAGAATCTCATTTAAATTCATTTAAAGAAGTTAATAATGGCATATCAGGTTTTAAAGGAAACTAATAAAGAAGTGTTATTTTTTAATTATTACTAAGGAAACTAAAATGGAAACTAAAATGAAATTTATAGAAATAAACCAATTAAAATCTAAACAATCAGAATATAAATTAGATGTAATTCTTGATGTATTTAGAAGATATTATGAAGTAAAAGGTTTAGAACATAAATTAAATACAAGAGATTTTCAAATTCTTTCTAGTATGTTCAATGTGCCAAGTAGTGATATTAAAATCATTTACAAAGGCTTTCAAAAACTTCATCACGAAATTAAAACTTAAAGGAAACTAAAATGGGAACAAGATCACTTACTTATGTATATACAGAAACTTATAAAAGAATTAAACCTAAACCTATAGTATGTATGTATCGCCAATATGATGGCTACCCTTCAGGGCATGGTTTAGAGTTAGCTGAGTTTTTAGAGCCAATTACTTTGGTTAATGGATTGGGTCAAAACAAACAAAGAGTTGCTAATGGCATGGGTTGTTTAGCGGCTCAAATGATTGATTACTTTAAAATAGAAGCAGGGCAGATCTATTTATATCAACCAATATTAAATCAACAATGTGGTCAAGATTATGAATATCATATTTTCCAAGACAAAATAAATGTTTCATCGCATAAAGAAGATATATTTTCAGGCACATGGATGGCATTTTTAGATTTTTGTGAAAAAGAACAAAAATTAGAAGAAGATCAAAACTCTTTATATCATCAAGGGAGTGTAGCATGATTAAAGATGATAAAGAAGCACTTGAAGTTGCTTTAGCTTTAGCTATTACTGCACCATCAGATGAAAAAGCTGATAAATGTATAAAAATGGCAGATAAGTTTGCAAGCCAAATGAAAAGAAAAGATGTAGAAATAGCTATGAAAAATGTATTAGATAAATTAGTTAATTCTTTGGAGGGTAAATAAAATGGATGAGCAAATGTTTTATGACCAAGTTATGATGGAAAAGCATATTCAAGAAACAAAGAAAACAAATGTAAAAGAAACTAGCATTATGGCTTTTAAGGATTTAAAAAAGAAAAAAGTTTTAGGTAAAATGCAGTTATTAATATATAATAGTATGAGTAATAATAAACTTTATACTAGAAAACAATTAGCAAGGCAGTTAAATTTAGATACTTCTACAATGTCAGCAAGGATTAATGAATTAGTTAATTCAAATTACATTATAATCGTAGGTAAAAAAATATGCCCTGTTAGTAATAAAGAAGTAGAAGCACTCGCATTAAACATTTTAATTTAACTTTAGGAAACTATTATGAAAACAAGTGAAAGCATTAAATCAATAGCAATAGCGTTAGTAGATTCACAAACCAAAATAAGATTTGCAATTAAAGATTCTACCAATCCCCACTTTAAATCTCGTTATGCCGATTTAGGTTCTGTAATAGATGCTATTAAAGAATCATTAAATCTAAATGGCATTGCTTTTATTCAAACTCCAACAGAATCAGCTACTGGGACATTAGCTCTTGTTACTCGCCTTATTCATATATCAGGTGAATGGATTGAAGATACTGCGGTATGCCCTTTACAAAAAAATGACCCTCAAGGGTATGGTTCAGCTTTAACTTATTTACGCAGATACTCCCTTGCATCAATTACAGGTCTATATCAAGATGATGATGATGGTGAATCAACAAGAATGAAACCTGAAGATTATCTTAAAAAAATTCAATCAACTACAAGTTTAGATAATTTACAAAAAACTTATGCAAGTATTATTTCTGAAGTAAGGCATGACAAAGTTCTTATGCAAGCAGTTATATCTGAAAAAGATAAAATGAAAATAATGTTTGATGACCGCAAAGCAGAAAATGAAAATGAAAGTAAAAATAATGAACAATAATTATGAAAATTTAATTTCAAGCTTTTATGGTATATGTTTCCCTCTAACTGTTGATGAAATTTATCAGCAAGAAATTAGATATAACACTACTCAAAGACTAAAAAGAGAAATGGGCGATAAATATTTATTAGCACCATTATATACAAAACTTAAGGAAACTATAAAATGACAGATCAAATACAGCAAGGTAGTGAGGATTGGTTTGCACAAAGGCTCGGGAAAATAACTGCTTCAAGAATTTCTGATTTAATGGCAACAATTAAAACAGGTGAATCTGCATCAAAGAAAAAGTATAGAAATGAATTAATTAGAGAACGCTTAACAGGTAAACGCATAGACCATTATGTTAATAGTCATATGGAGCGTGGCACAGACCTTGAGCCTTTAGCAAGAGCTAGTTTTGAAATAAAAACTAATTGCTTTGTTACTCAAGTAGGCTTTATTGACCATCCTATAATTAATATGGCAGGAGCTAGTCCTGATGGTTTAATTAATGATGATGGGTTAATAGAAATTAAAGTTCCCATGCCTGAAACTCATTTAGATTATATTTTAGATAATAATAACTATTTTAAAGCAAGATATTACAATCAGGTTCAATTTCAACTTGCTTGTTTGCCTGAAAGAAAATGGTGTGATTTAGTTAGTTATGACCCTGATATGCCTGACGATTTACAATTACATATTGTTAGGGTTGATAGAGACGAAGATTACATTCAAAAAATAGAAACAGAAATAATAAAATTTGATAGTGAAATAACTGAAGTAATTCTTAAATTAAAAAAAGGAAAATAGAATGCCAGTAAAATATGATCTGATTACTAAAGGCGAAAAATACACCAATAAAAATGGTGAAGAAAAAGTAAAATGGATTAAGTGTGGAGTAGTGCTTGATACTAAAAGCGGTGGTCAAACTATATTTATAGAATCTTTACCTATACAGTTTGATGGTTGGCTTATGATGAAAGAAAGAACTGAGCAAGATAATTATTCAAAGTCTAATAAACCTAAAGCAGATTTTGATGATATGGAAAGTGATATGCCGTTTTAATTAAAAAGGATAGTAGCTTCTAAACTACTATCCCTTTAATATGTATTACTTATTCATTACATACATTGTAACTTCAAAGCCAAAACGCATTTCAGTAGCTGCTGGAGTTGTCCACATAGTATTCCCCTTAATTAAAAAATATTGCAATTTAATTATGAGCTACGTTATGGTTCAGAACATCAAGAAAATCATTAAATTTATCTAGGAGTTATTATGATAGATATTGCAGCTTTAGTTTGTATGGGAATGACTATTTTTAATGAAGCAAGAGGCGAACCATTACAAGGGCAAATAGCAGTAGGATATGTGCTTTATCGAAGGGCAAAATTTGACCAAAAAAATATATGTAGTGAAACTTATAAGCCAAAACAATTTACATGGACTTCTAAAAAATTAAGAATACCTAGTTATATAGAACTTAAACCTTATACTGATTTAGCATATCTAATTATTACCCAAAAAGAAATAGATTATAGTTATGGTGCAAATTACTTTCATCATGTATCATTGGGAAATAAATGGGGATATAAACCAAGAACTGTTATTGCTAATCATGTATTTTACTAAAAATATAAAATGAAATTAGCAGAAAAAATAATAGATGTTATAGTATGGTTGTTAATTATTGGCAGTATGGGTTGGCTTGCTTATGGATGTTACATATTAATTGATTTATTTTTTATAAGGGGATAGTTGTGGATATTGATAAAATATTAAATGAAAGACAAATGCAATATGGCGACTTTTTAAATAGGTCTAAAATATCTCAAGACTTTAAAAACTTAATTCGTCTAGGCGAGTCTTATAGACTATTAAAAGCTGACCAACGTGAAGCTTTCT